TAGAAGCTTCTAGAAAACAAGCAACTCATACCGACCACGAAGGAAGCACAAGCTTTTTACCAAGAAAAGAGCCTAAGCAGTCTAGCCGATGGAATAGGAGAAACAAGTGAATGTGTTTAATATGCGTAGATTTAGAAAAAGACAAGATGACTTGGAAAGAAGCCAGACAAAATCTTAGTGAAACCTATACAGAAATAACAAAAGAGCATACACTAGAAGTTCTGAAACTTATATGGAAGAAAGAAGACGAAGATTTTCAAAAACATTATCTATCAGAATCGATAGTAACAGATTAAAGGAGTTTACAAAATGAAATTATCAAGAGAAATCTTAAAATCACTTATTAAAGAAGAGTTAGGAAACTTATCGGAAGAGGTGCCCGAAGCAGCTCCTGAGCCGGCTGCGGCACCAGCCACAGATGAGCCCAAAGGAGATGTAGCGAAGGCTCTGATGTATCTACAGAAAATTGATCAACCAAAAGAAGGCATGGCGTTTCTAGATGCAGTAGTTAATCATATTGCCAGTATTCCCCGCGGAGATTTAATTTTAAAGAAATTAAAAAATAAATTAAATACAGACATGCCATCCGGCCCGGGTGCATAATGTATAAATTAAAGAAGTTAACTATAGCTCTGCTACTTTGTTTTCTTCCCTTAGCAGCAAATGCTAAAGTAACTGTATTTACTACTCCGCTAAAAGACCTTCATATCACAACCATAAAAGGTCACTTATACGATTCTACAAAAATATCTAAAAAGAAATCCAAAAAGGATTATTCTGATTTATTCGCTCGAAGTATAGATTGGTTAGAAAAACTACACAAGAGTAAAAAGACTTTCGAGATATCAGAATTAAAAAATGAAGAAGCCCAGGTAATTCTATCTTCAGTATATTTTATATCTAAAGTAGAGAGTGGAGATTATATACCAAATATTATGCCGGCCGCAATTGGCATATGGGCTGAACTTGGTCAATTAGTTGTTATTATTAAGGGTAAAGAAAAATGGAAACTAGAGATAAAAAAACCAAAAAAACCTTAACTAATGAACTGTTAAGAAAAATTATTAAACAGACTATTTCTGAAGCATATGCTGAACCCGGGTCCGATCGATGGAACAGAGCATTTGCAAGAGCTAGAGGCATATCAGAACCATCTCCCGAGCCAACAAATATTCCTGTTGGATTTACTCCAGAGGAAGAGAGTGTTATATTAGATGCGGCCAATATTTTAAGTAATCATTTAGCATTTCAACCATTAGCTTCTGCTTTAAAACATTCTGTTACTAAAATGAAATTGGAAGAAGATGAAGAACTCGCTTGATAAGATAATAGAAAAATATATGAAACCTGAAAATAAAAAAATATTAGATGATGCATTAAAATCATTAAATCCAGAATGTTTAGCTGAATTTGAAGAAGCTATAGAACTTTGGAAAACTTATGGTGGAGATTAAATTAATACTTCTTGGATGTCTTATCATATGGATAATATATGAAAGTAAAGAAAATCATAACTAAATTACTGTTATTATTCTTTTTATTTGTATCTTGTAATCAAGAACATATTGAAATAACTAGTGAAAAAATTCCAGAAGATACAGTAGTTTTATATGCTACTTCTTGGTGTTATTGGTGTGAACGATCAGAAATATTCTTAAATAAAAATAATATTAAATACATCAAATATGATTTTGAAGATCCTGAAGATTATGAAAGGCTGATGAAAACAGCTAAAAGAATAAATTACAAGAAAAAAATTAGATCAGTGCCGGTCTTTGTAATTGGAAATAAAATAATTACCGGCTTTGATCCAATAGAAATCATTTATACTCTCGGCCGCAATCATGCAATAATGAAAACGTTTGAAAGAAACTACAGTTTAGTTAATTAATTTAGGAGGGCCCTATGATAAATGAGACTATTACTAATATTTTTATCTATAATATTAATTAGTTGTAGCCCAACTCCTTCTTATTTAAACACACAACTGGTTAAATTGCCAAACCATACAAATGCTTGGCAAATACAAGAAACCAATTCTTGGCCATCTACAGATAATGTGTCTAGAGCTTTACAAATATTTTATAAGCACTGGAAACAAGAGTTCGGTGACAAAGATGATAAGGTTTTTTTAGCTTTAAATTCTATTATGATAGAGTGGACAGACGAAAAGTCTCAAAGGGCGCTAGGATATTCTGTTGATGGAAATATTAATAGCGGCACTTTCAGAGGTGTAGCTATATCCCCAAGTTATATACGTATATGGAAAAACAGATACAATAGAATTGCGTCCACTGCATTAATTCACGAACTAGTACATATTGCTTTATGGAATACTGGAAGTTCTCAGGGAGATCCGGATCACGAAGGAAATCTATATGAAGGGTGGACATTTAAACATACAGAATTTATTAATAATCTTAATAAGATATTAGCCAATATAGACATATAAATACTATTTAGTATAATGAAACACCTTAAAGATAACAACGAAACTTATCTTAGTCATTTTTTATTCGCAGGAAAAGTTGGAATAAATTTAATTTTAGGCGGAATAATGTTTTTATTTCACGCCCTTGTGCCAACCGATATGCCAGTAAAATGGAATTTAGAAAGTACACTTAAAAAAGTTTATGAATGGAATACTTATGCAAATAAGAGGTTACAAAAATGAAACTCCTATTTGAAAACTGGCGCCAATATTTAACGGAATCTCTAAATAACAATATTTGGTACCACACAACTCACGAAACAACTGCAAATGATGTCGAGCAAGAAGGCATATATGCAGATCACGGTGGCTTTGTTGGAGGCTTCACTCTCGGAGACCACTGGGCCGATGAGGTGTATGGAATGAGGCCGGTTTATCTTTCGAAAGAACCAAACAAGTCAACAACAAGAGAATACGAAGGAGCCGCGTTTCAAGTAGATGTTGGTGATGAACTATTATTGCCAGATCTTCCCTCGCTCGAAGATCATGATGCTAACAGAGAGGAGGATCACTTTTGGTGGTCAGATAGAGACGAAGTACCCGAACCGCTACAAACATATATGAACAATGCGGGTTGGGGATCTCCATATCAAGATGATACATATAATGATGTATATTTTGAAGAATTGGTTGATGTTATAAGACCTCGAACGGCTTTGCAGCAAGCAGTTATCGATACAACTGGTACGGCGGTCTCTCTTCGTGGTTATAGCCCGAATGAAATAAAAAGGATCGCTTAATGAAACTCCTACTTGAAAATTGGCGGAAGTATGTAAACGAAGTTACATCTTTAGAAACAGAACTAAAAGATGCTATTTTTCAAACAATTGTTGATTCTAAATTTTGGGAACAACCAAATAATCCCATAGATATTGATATAAAGTCAGATGGTTTAGATAATTTAATGGGAACACCGGCCTCTGAAACACTTCAAGAAGCTCTCAATCAAATATCAGATATATATTTCAGTATTTCTGTTGGCGATGAGAAATATGTTTTAGGTCCGAAAGATGAATACGATGGATATCCAGACAATTGGATATTACAGGCTCAATATAGGGGACCATATGAAGAATTAGACGGTCAACATGTTGTTTGGATTGAACTTAGACCAATATCTAATGAATTTGATCTTAACGAGTTGGATTCACTTGAACTATCTAAAAATATATCTACAACAATTAATCATGAATTGATACACTTTTATCAATTGAAAAATCAAGCGAAATCAAAAAGACTGTCTGATTATGAGGCATATCGAGAAATGGTATGTGATACAAAACAAGTTCCCGCCGGTGACCCAGAGAGATATTTTGAAATATGTGGAGAATACCCCCCAGAAGAGGAAATAGTAGATGAGAGAGAACTATATCTCACCAGACACGGAGAAATTGACGCGTATGCCCACGAAGCAGCAGAACAGCTCCTAGATAAGTATGGGCCCGAGAAAGCTCTTGAAGCGATAAAAAGGCTTAATCCTGTCGATTTAGAAAGGTATCCGGAGATATCAAGAGTAGTGAGGGACTATGCAGAAGTACTAAAGAGTAATCAACAAGAGTTAAATAAGTTTAGAAAAAGACTGTATCGACAAATTCAGAAGCAGTCTCAAGAACTATTTATTTAGTAGGATAAAATATGACTTTTCATAATAACTGGCAAAAATTCTTACAAGAAGATAATATTGACGAAGCAACTGCTGCTAAAAAGCGCGGCATTAATCTTCCGACTATGCTAGAAAAGCTTAAGAAGTATTCTGTTCCTTCAGGGCAGAAGCCGACTCATTATATGCATTTTTCGGATCTGAACAAGATTGGTATTAAACCTCAATCGGGATATGAAACTCCATTGGGAATTTATTTTTATCCTGTTAATGAAGAGATTCTTGGGCAGCTTGAAAAAGGAAAGATACCTTTTGCATCTGAAAGAAAGTTTCTTCATGTAGTCAGACCAAGAAAAGATACTGAAGTTTTATATGTCGACAAAAGCTTTACGGAACAAGACTTAGATGAGAAATTAGTAAAGTTGTTTTCTGGGCCCGTAGGCAAAAAGCTTACAAAAAGAATGGCCAGAAGAACTCCGGATGGAGAAATAGATAGCTACCTTGAACAAGTTCCCTATATGTATGAAGAGTTTGAGAAGTTTAAGAAACAAGTAGAAAAAGGACACGTCGAAGAAGAACTTAATGCTATCGATGATTTGAGACGACTTTTGAGTAAAAAAGATGATGAATACTTTTTAGAAAGCCATACAGCAGATCCTAATTTAAAAGATGCATTTGAAGAGATAAAAAAGTATTTTAAGTATCCTGGCCCGTATTCGCGACTAGATTATTTTAGTAATATGATAAGGTGGGTAGCTAGCTACGCTGTCAAAGGCCAATTTGATGCTACTCAACAGTACGTCGACACAATACATAAAAAAATAGGGTACGACCCTGAAGTCGATTCAGTACGAACTTTGCAGAGGCCTAGTGAGAAATATCCAGAAGGCGTAATAAAGGAACCAGGATTTAATCTAAATCATGCAAAAGCAATAATGTATGCGTGGGATTTTCTAAAGAAAAAATCACAAGAAGCACTAAAAAAGAACCCGGATTATCCGTCCTTGGGCATTAGTGACGTAATAGGTACTGGTAATAGATGGGGTTATTTTACTGCAGAACAGTGGAAAAAGCACCTAGGTATTAAAGATAATAAATCTGGCAATATACAAACAATTAAAATGAGCCCCGCAGTACAGCTAGCTACTGATGGCGCACATCATAAATTTCCTTTGGGAATATTATGGAACATTACAAGAAGCTATACCAAACAAAAAACCAATGATATGCAAGGTTGGTCAAAAATTTGGAGAGCAATCGGTGTCGGCGGAGTATCGGATTATGTAGGCAAAGGTATGATTCATCACGCAGAACCAATGCAAGCAGTGTTTTTCAGTAGAAATATGATAGATCAAGTTGAAAGTTTTGATAATAAAATGTCCTTCGTTCATGTAAAACGAAGAGAGATGCACAAGTACACTAGAGAAGCTTTTCCTTATATTAAAAAAGCCTTCAACGAATTAATAGGAAGATCTCCAAATAAAGAAGAACTAGAACATATAGCCGATGTTATATCAATTCATATGAGAGGTCAAACTTTTGAAAATGTAGACCAATATCTTCGAAGCCAATATGAAGCAGGAACGCTTGGCGGATATAGTACCAAACGTCTTTTCGCGCTGGCTATATTTGAAGACAAAAGTGAGAAAATAATTAGGTTTGCTCGTAATTTGGACCAAGAATTATCAAAAATGCACGCTATGCAAGATTTAGAAGACATATTTGATTTGCCAAAAAGCAAAAAACCTATTGATTCGCCCGCCGGCCAATCTTGGGATCACATTCAAGGAAAATTAAATTTTGAACTTCGCAATGAAGGATTAAAAACTGGCCAAGAAGCTGCAGCTCGAAGCTTAGACGCTGTTAAACAGTGGTTTATAAGTTCAAAAGAGAATTTCGACAAAACATTAGGAAAAGAATTTAAAGTAGAATTTCCCTTTAAAAGCATATAGTTATTTACAGGAGGGGGCAAGTGTGCTACGATGGCTAAAAAGAATATTTAGTAAATTTTCTTCTATAGAAAAACAACAATGTAGTATCAAAATAAATTTTGGAGATTCAACATATTTCTGTGTTAGAAACGAAAAACATTTTGGCCCTCATCAAACATATCTCGGCAGATGGTTCTGGCACTGGAAATGAAAAAAGATATTGATCTAGATAATTTAGATGAGAAGGAAATCAAAAAAATTAAGTCTCTTGCGGGTCTAGATGAATTAAACATTTTCTACGACAGAAACAAGATAATCGTTGCACTTTGTAAAAAGCTACTAGAATTAATGAACAAATAATGCCTCTGTAGCTCAGTTGGTAGAGCAGCTGATTTGTAATCAGCAGGTCGTCAGTTCGAATCTGTCCGGAGGCTTAGAAAATACTTAACACTTTTACCATTTTATAATATTATTTTTATATGACTGAAGAAACAACACCAACACAGGTAGTAATACCCGGAAGAACATGGGATATTGATTCCACACACGATACTTTTGAATCTGCCGATCAAGCACGAGAAGACCTAAAGATTATCTGGAAGGCCAGCGGACAGAACAATATGGAAGTTAAAGTTCGCCGCCGCAATTCTGATGGCAAGTTTGTTGTAAAAACAAGAGCACCTGCTGTTGAAAAACAGGAAAAGAAAAAGAAGAAGCGCGCCAAGAAAGAGCGCGGCGAGGGCTTTATAAATGGGTAAGGTAGCTGACGAAATACAAAGAATTCAGATAGAAGAGAAATTAACTTTGCCTCAACTGTTTGAAAAATATCCTCATTTGGCTAAACTTCAACTAGAAGAAGTTCTAGAAGAAAAAAAACTTAAGGAAAACAAAAAGCTTCTTTTGGGTTAAGAATTTTTGTTTTTAAGATATTCTTCGAACTCTTCTTCGTTAATATCGAGCATTTTTCGCACTCGCTCCCTAAAGGAGTCTTTGTTCTTATCCTTTATGTTGTTCCACGACCAAGCCAAAGATTTTTTCAAGTTATTGATTTCTAATTCTAACGTGGATAAATTACTTTCTAATAATTTGGTGACTTCATCATTAAATTGAGGCGGTTCTATATTAAGTTCCCCGGCTATAAATACGAGAGTAATCCAATCTTCAGAGTTATAAGCTTCATTGGCTCTCTTAAAATTTTCTAAGAATTCATCCCCGTGAAGATCCGGATGGGTTTTTCTTGCGATTTTCTTGTATAAGTCATGAAAGTCTTTTTGCTTAATACTATCTGGTTCCTCTTCGATGCTCTCGTCGATTCCCTCTCCTTCACCACTTTCGTTGTCTTTTGTTTTTTGAAAGTTGATCTCGTCAGAAAAATCCTCATTAAATTTTTTGATATATTTATCCGATATTTCTTTGATATCATTGAATTCAAGCAGATAGTAATTTATCTTATATAATAGTTTTTTTGACATCTTAAATAATTATGACTTGACAAATAATAAATCTAATGTTAATATGAAAATTACTTGTCAATAAGACTATATACACTATTCGGTTGAGGACCATGAAAAAGATGACACTATTAGCTACATTAATATTTGTAGCCAGCGCTTGCACTATACTTCCGGGAACAGAACCTCTAGATGAAGCAGAATTCAATATTAGCCCGGATAACGTTCTAGCGGGAGACGCCGCCCCTTCGGCAAAGGGAGACGCTTACAAAGTTACTCTAGACTCCTCTTTTGTGAGAGAAGTTAATCTAGTGCAAGAACCAGACGTGGAAGAAGAGGTACAAACGATGCCCCTATATCCTTCAGGCCCTTATTCTCTGGAACTATTCAAAATTATTCCAAATATGACCTTTTACAATCCATGGCGGGATAAGTGGGTTTCGCTTTCTGATATGTTTGAGCACAAAGATCATAAAGCTTTTATTTTAGTGTCATCGGCCGGCTGGTGCGGCCCGTGTTTATCAGAAGCAGCAGCCCTTATTAGTGTTTATAATACATATCATAAAGACGGCTTAGAGATTATATACACCATGGGTAATACTAACGTTCCTGGAGATGTACCATTTGATACATCTGCCGGTAAACTAGAAAGCGCCGACTTTGCTTCTGATATTATTTTTATGGAGAATTGGCAGCTAATGACACAAGATTTAGCCGATCAATTTTTAACATACCAAATGTATGCAGACCCCAATAGAGAATTTATTAAATATATGCCCGGGCATGCATGGCCGTTATCTATGTTAGTGACTACAAAAGATATGGGAATAAGATTAGTTGAAGAGGGTTATTGGTCTGCCCTTATGGAAAACAAGATTATGTTGGTTCTATATAACGACGTTCCAACTTTACCATTTGATTAAAAGAGAAATGAAATGAATGATGACGATTTTTGGTTAGCTAAGAAAAAGAAAGAAGATATAACAGACTCTACAGTTAATAACACCGGTGCAAATCATAGCGACTCCAAACATAGAATTGAATCAATAAATAATGATATTTATTTCTATGCGGAAGTTACTAGAACTAATAACTTAACCTTAAATAAGAAATTAGATTCTCTTGGAATGAAATACTTTAATTATTCTAACTCGTTAGGTGTGGAGGTGGTCGCACCTCTTAATTTGCATATTAACTCTTATGGAGGTAGCGTCTTCGCGGGTTTTTCTAGTGTCGACCATATCTTGAATTGTAAGGTGCCAGTTCACTCTATTGTAGATGGCTGCGCTGCTTCTGCTGCCACCATTATGAGTGTAGTCGCGGACCATCGGTTAATGCATAAACATGCTTTTATGTTGGTCCACCAAATTTCTGCAGGCTCTTGGGGTAAGTTTGAAGAGCTTAAAGATGATATGGAAAACAATGAATTAATTATGAAGAAGATTAAAGGAATTTACGAGCAGTATACTAAGATTCCAAGAAAGCAATTAGCTGATATTTTAAAGCACGACCTCTGGTGGGATGCTAAAACATGTTTAGATTATGGGTTGATTGATGAAATTATCTGATATGAAAATAGATAAACATAGTTATTATCAAATTGATCATGTCCGACATGGTTGTTATGAAGTTAGAATAGTTAATGAATCTAAGGAAATTGGAAAGTATCAATATTTAACGAATTTTAGGAATAAAAAGGCAGCTAAAAAATTTATTGAACAGCATAAGTTAGGTAATGTTACTATAGATCCTGACACATCAATACCAACACCAGATTTCAAATGAGGAAAAATGAATAGGAACGCAAAAATTTTAAATAATATTTTAACAGGAGCAATAATTGCGCTAATGACGGCAATTGCTGTTGTAAGCCTTATAGCTTTCTTTAGCACTCCGGCAAAGGCAGAACATTCTGTAGGCTTCGCAGCCGGTTCAACTCGTGGTTTAGGAGCAACATATAGATATTTGCCAGATCCAGATGATGTATCTTCATGGGGCTGGCAAGTTACAGGCCTCCCCTTTATTACTAAAGACGCCGGAACAGTTTCTCTCGGTGCAGGCTTATTATATCGCCTTCATCAAGGTAGAGAGGCCATGGCATATGCCAGCTTAGGAATCGGTGCCTTAACCATGTGGGATAACTGTGAAGATAATAGTGACATTTTTTGTGAGGATGAATCACACTGGGGGATCGGCGTAGGTCCCGGAATTGGATTTGAGTTAAGAATGTTAGATAATGTCGCTTGGTCTGTAGAAATACCATTAGCGGTTATGTTCGCTGATGGGGAATTTTATGGATTATACCCAGTACCAAACACTTCCTTAGTATATTACTGGTAAGTAAAGTGAAATTACTTTCTACACATGTGTGTATGACAAAAGACGTAGGCTTCCATGGAAATCTCTTTGGAGGCCTTATGCTTTCTTGGCTAGACGAAGCCGGCGCCGCACTTGCTGCTGAATTATGTGAATCTCCTAGAATGGTAACTGTAAAGATATCTGAAGTTATTTTCCAACGCCCTGTCCGCCCCGGTCAAATAATTAAGATCTACGGGGACCTAAAAGAAATAGGAAATAGCTCTATAGTGATTAAACTCGAAGCTCGCCGGCATAGCCCTTATAACGGATCTCAGAAAGTTGCATGCACAACTGATATGACATTTGTGCGCATCGACGGAGACGGCGAACCAGTACCTATTAGTGCTACTGTTAAAAAGCGCTATGAAACTGCTAGCTGATTTGTATATTGACAAACTTATAATAATTTGATATTATAGATAAAATGTCCGAATATAAAGATTTAACTAAAAAGCAATTTCTAGAACTCGTTAAGGATATCTGTGCAGAAGAATCAGCCGAATTGTTTGTCGAAACTGGAATCGATTATAAATTTGATCATTATGATTCGGAAGTAAAAGCGGTTGTTGTTAAAGAACTTGATACAACGGTCGCCCCGGTAATATATGAATCCGTAGAGCCTCTTCTTAAAAGACTACAAAAAATTAACAAAAGATTAGTTGTTTATATTTTGTACGAAGCACCTGAAGAAATATAGGAAGATCATGAGTAAATTCTCTTTTACTAAACGCAAACACACTACGAAACAGGATGTTTGGTATAACGGTATATTAATTGGAGAGCTAGATTTTATTCTCAGAGAGCGCCAAGACATAGACTGGCAGAAATATCGCTCTGACAAGACTTTGAAGCTTTCAAGCGATGAGAGGTGGCTAGTTACTTGGAAAGCCCATACAACGTCAAATATGACTACTATAGGTGTGTTTGATAGCAGAGATCAGGCCGCGGAACAGATTTTGGATGCTCATCATAAGAAATTCAAGAGGTTAAAAGATGACAACTAATAATAATTGGAACTCGTGGACATATAATGTAGAGGATCGTTTCAAAGGAAAATCTAAGGAAGAAATAGTATATACTTTAAGATCAACTTCTCATAACTTTGCTGTTATGATGGAACACTGGAATGGTGATTTTAACATTGGAACTATGATAAGGAATGCAAATGCTTTTAACGCTGAAAAAGTATTTTACTACGGTAAAAGAAGATTTGACCGGAGAGGTGCTGTTGGCACTCACCATTATGTCGATCTCAATCACGTTGATAACCGTGATATACTTATTTCTCTTAAGTCTAAATACATATTCGTATGTTTGGATAATGTAGAGGGTTCTATTCCTATGGAAGATTTCGTCTGGCCAGAAAATTCTCTTATGATATTCGGAGAAGAAGGAATCGGCCTTTCGGATGAAATGTTATCTTTAGCAGATCATATTGTATCCATCACTCAATATGGTTCAGTTCGTAGCATGAATGTTGGAACAACTTCAGGTATTGCTATGTACGATTATACGAGCAAGTTGAATGAAAGATAACCTTCCAACTTTAGATTTACATCACCTACCTCATAAGCAAGTAATTGATGTAGTAACAGAGTATATTAATTTTTTAGATCCTCCTTTTCAAATCATTACTGGAAAGTCTGAAGACATGCGCAATATAGTTATTGAAATTATTAAAGATTATGGCTGGACTTATCATGAACAATACTTTGACAATTATGGATGTCTAGTTATCATGGAGGATGTTTAATGTCGAGGTGGCTTACCGGCTCTGGAGATGAAGTCTCATTTGAAGAAATAATTAATATTATTCTAGAGCATCGAGACGATAACGGTAAAGTATCTGTAGGAACCGACAGCTTTATAAAAAAACAAGATTGTATTTTTTCTTTAGCAATATGCCTTTACGGCGGAGATAATCAAAATGGCGGACGTTATTTTATCAAACGAACAAACATCGATAAGGGTAAATATCCAAATCTTTTACAAAGAATCTTAGCAGAGGTTCAAAAATCAGTTGAATTAGGACTTAAGCTTTTAGAACTTATTCCCGTATTAGATATTGAAATCCATTTAGACGTTAGTGGTTCTGACAAGAACAATGGAACTAGCAAATTTGCAGAGATGCTAACTGGATATGCCAAGGGTGCCGGGTTTCAATGTAAGGTGAAACCCGATGCATATGCAGCTAGTAGTGTAGCAGACAAGCATTCTAAATAATTACTATTTTTGAAAATTAATAATTATTTGTCTTTCTTTCTCTAACTCTAGAAGGGTTTCTCTGCTTTTTGAGTGATCTTTAATAGTAAAGAATATGAAATTCTTCAACTTATCATAGTTTGTGGAAAGGGTAATATGGTGGAATCTATGGTGCCTGGCATATATTATTCCCACCAATTCACCATCTCTATTAATTATCGGAGATCCTGAGCTTCCGCCTATTGCCGGAATGGTATAAACATCTGCTCCTTTATAGTCTCCTATATAACGACCTTCAAAGAGAGGTACTAAATCTTTCTCGAAGAACCCTGCCGGCGCAGCAATATTATAATATTCTTGGCCAATTATAGGCCCATCCTCTGAAATACTTAGGGAAGGCCCAAATAGCCCCCACACAAAAGCAATACATGAGTCTAATTCATTATCATAACCAATTATTTTGGCTTTGTAGGAAAAGTTGCTAATATCTCGGACTTTATATATAAGAACGATTTCAGTAAATTCATCATCAGCTTCTAGTTCATTATTAATTTCGTTTAGTTTTTTTAGTTCCCCCTTGTGATCACACAAGTGTGCAGCTGTTAAAACATATGAACCATCGAAAGTACCGGCAATTATAGAACCAGATCCAGTATAACCATGTTGTTTTTTATAACACTCCGGATCAAGAGCCTCGCCATCAGCAGGCTCGCATGTTTTTTTATAAAACCATGTTTCAAACTTTACAAATGATTCCCTTTCCCACTTGATATCTACAACGGCCTTATTGCTAGCAGAACATGAGATCATGTTCATGATGATAAAGGCTAAAATTAACAGACGAAGTAAAACTCTCATAAATGTGCTCTCCTAAAGATAACTAGGGGACTATTTATATTAAAGGCGGCAGCATGAAAAAAACTTATATACTAGACACTAGTGTATTCCTTACAAATTATAATTCTATATTCTCTTATGGAAAAAATGATATTGTCGTTCCTCTTAAAGTTCTCGAAGAGATAGATAAGCACAAATCACGACAAGATGGCGTCGGTGTAAACGCTAGAAATACTATTAGAGTTCTTGACTCTTTACGCGAAAGAGGCAATTTACACAAAGGCGTAACTTTGGGAGAAGAAAAAGGAGTTTTATCTGTTAGAGGATATGACCCTTTCGACTTACCAAACGACTTTGATTTATCTACAGCGGATAATCAGATCATCGGTACGGCTATCACAGAGGGTAAAAAAATTCCAGATCACGAAGTTGTTGTTGCAACTCGCGACATTAACATGCGAGTAAAGTGTGACGCGCTGGAAATACCTTGTGAAGATTATATTCCTCATGATGCTATATCAACCACAGACGGACTATATATTGGGTTTGCTACCCACCTAGTTGATGATCAAACAATCGACAGATTCTATGATGGCGAACAAATATATTTAGAGGAATCAGATATACAATTATACCCCAACCAATATGTAATGCTGATTTCTAATACAAACGAAAAGAAAACAGCATTAGCTAAATTTCAGAGGTATGATTTTTCTTTAAGCCGAGTAAGTAAGTTTAAAAATGGTGTCTGGGGACTAACTCCAAGAAATAAGGAACAAATGTTTTCGTTAGATCTCCTCATGAACCCAGAAATACCCATTGTAACGCTTTTCGGACGAGCCGGTAGTGGTAAGACCCTTTTAGCACTAGCCGCTGGCTTAGAACAAGTATTAGAAAAAAATGTATATAAGAAACTGGTAGTATCTCGACCGATTCAACCGGTCGGCCGCGACATCGGGTTTTTACCGGGTTCACTAGAAGAAAAAATGATTCCATGGCTTATGCCAATTCAAGACAACTTAGAATTTTTAATGGGTGACAATAAAACTACATTAGAAATGTATTTTGAGAATGGCACTATTCAGATGGAAGCACTATCATATATACGCGGCCGTTCGATACCAAACGCATATATGATCATTGATGAAGCCCAAAATTTAACAACTCACGAGCTTAAAACAATAGTCACGCGTGTGGGCGAGGGTACAAAAATTATTTTGACTGGTGACGTAGAACAAATAGATAGTATTTATTTAGACGAAACAACAAATGGATTATCTTACGCAGTAGAAAGATTTAAAACCACTTCATTGGCCGGCCATATGCAATTAATGAAGGGTGAAAGATCAAAAGTGGCTTCTCTTGCTGCAAAAATACTATAATATATTATATATTGTGTTATAATGAATAAAGAGGTGGACATAAAATGAATGTAACTTTTTCACTTCCTAGAGTTTTTAGAGTTGCTTTAGGATTAATATTTATAATTTTGGGATACAATAACATTGTACAATTTCTCCCACAAGAAACTCTCGATTTACCAGCAAGGTACTTTTTGGGATTTATAGGAACATATGAAATATCCCAACCTGTGTTAATGATGACTAGTATATTATGTGGCGCGTTATTACTTATTAATGTCGCTCCACTTTTATGTATGGTCGTTATGTTTCCAATTATAGTAAATTTATTAGCTTTTCATATAGAAACATCTCAACACTTACCAACTGTTGGAATGATTGTATTTATATATACTATATATGCAGCGCTTAATATTAAAAAATTCTCATTTTTATTAGAAGGAGCTAGAGAATGAACGAAAACGAAAACCCCGATTTACTCGAAAATGTAGAACCAGACTCTCCACTTAAGGAGTGGTTAATTGATTATGTAGGTGAAAAAAACCAACCAGAGAATAATCAAGTGACTGTAGAGATGATTGTTGAGACAATAGCGGAAGAGTTTCCGTCTTTTCTTGTCGCTGTAGCAGAAGAAAATTTTATTAGAGGCTATTTTCAAGCTATGAATGACGTTGAAGAAAGTGAAAAAGCAATGTCAGAAACTGAAACGAGTGATGAGTAATTTAAGAGAATATATAAAAGAATCTGCTTCTAAGAAACCAGAGCATTATTTTTTAGCTGGTAATACAACATTATTTATTAAAGATCCCTTGCCTGATAATGTTGATATTTCTGAGCTACTGAAAAAATTAGAATCTAAAATACCAAATTATTTTATGGAGAATATCGATATTATTTATGTAGGGCAGTTTGATATCTTAAATATTAAAGAAGTTAACGCTCTTTATAGCGACGGTGCGATATATGTTACTAACGCTCAAGATGATATACAAGATATGTTGGACGATATTATTCATGAAATAGCTCACTCTTTAGAGGAAGTATACTCAGCAGAAATATACGCAGATCAAAATATGGAAAGTGAATTCTTAGGAAAACGCATTAGGCTTCAAAGGATACTCAAAAGTCACGATCATGATATATCTGCATATGATTTCAAGGAAACTGACTACTCTCCAGATCTTGACGAATTCTTTTATAAAGAGATAGGTTATCCTCTTATGACAACTTTGACATCTGGGTTATTTTATTCTCCTTATGCCGCAACCTCTTTACGAGAATATTTTGCAAATGGTTTTGAAAACTTTTATTTGGGAGATAGAAACTATTTAAAACAAATAAGTCCAAAGTTATTTGATAAGATTTATTTAATTCATCAATTGGGAGATACACAAATATGAAATGGGAAGTAATTGATACTAAACATAATGTTGCTAACGATACCTCTAGAGATTATACTATTATTATAGAGGCTACTAAAAACGACAACACACTAGATGTGGTAGTGACGGTGCCCAAGAAACCGTCTAAAATTAAACCAGTTTCTTGGTCAAACCAAGAAGTAAAAAATTGGGTAAAAGATAAAGGTTTTAATATTTCTAAAACTCTTACTAAAAATGTGTTGACAAACGAGATAGAAAATAGTAAGATATATAGATATGAGTTAGTACTGCCTGCGCCCAAACCTACGTCTAAACAGACGAAAACAAGAAAAAAGGTTATTGCAGGCTCTAGAACAACTAGAACTTCAACTCGAAAGACTACTGATATAACATAAATGGAGGACTCGTGTCCAGAAAACATATTTCATATTCAGAATTTAAAATTTGGAACGAGTGCCCACATAAACATAAGTTAACATACATCGACGGCCTAGCTGGTTTTGAAGGTAATCATTACACTGCTTTCGGAACAGCTATACACTCTGTGTGTGAGCAAAGTTTATTGAATGAAGATCTAGACGTGGCTTCCCATTTTAAAGAAGTCTTTTTAGAAGAGCTTAAAAAATTACCAGAACATGTTAAAAGCCAGATAACGTCTAAAACAGTATCGGATATGAGAGACCAGGGACTAACTCTTGCTCCCCTGGCAATACCCGCCCTAAAAGAGTATTTTAAAGATTTTGAAGTTTCTTCTGTTGAAGAGATGTTATACGAACCAATACCTGAGTTTGACGGAAAAGAATTTAAATTCAAGGGCTATATTGATCTAGTAGTAAAAACTACAGATGGGAAATACCATGTTATAGATTGGAAGACTTGTAGCTGGGGCTGGAATCAAAAAAGGAAGTCTGATGCTATGACGACTTATCAGCTAACTTTTTATAAGCACTACTTCGCTAAAAAGCATGGGATAGACCCGAAAAACATTGAAACATATTTTGCTCTTTTAAAGAGAACAGCAAAAAGTGATAATGTTGAAATTTTTAGAGTGACCAGCGGCGAAAGAAAAACTCAAAATGCACTTAACTTATTGAAAAAATCGTTGCATAATATCAGTGAAGGCAAACACCTTAAAAATAAAAGCTCTTGCGAGACTCCATTTGGTATGTGTGAGTTTTGGAAGACGGAGCACTGTCAATAAGAGGAAAAATGATAGAACTTAATTTAGACGAGAGTCAAAAGAAAATAAAGGTTCTAGTTTTAAGTGATCATCCAATGTCTCCTTCTGGTGTTGGAACACAAACTAGATATGTAATTGAGACCCTAATAAGAACCGGGAAATTTAGTGTTATTGCTCTTGGAGGAGCTGTTAAACACCACAACTATGAACCTGTTCGTACAGAAGAATTCGGAGAGGACCTTATAATATATCCCGTAGATGGATATGGAACACAGGATATGGTCAGATCACTAATACAAGGTGAGAAACCTGATATTATGTGGATAATGACCGACCCTAGATTTTGGGGCTGGCTATGGGAAATTGAAAATGAAGTCCGTGCGCACATGCCTATAGTATATTACCATGTGTGGGATAACTATCCGTATCCTTATTTTAATAAACCTTATTACGAATCTAATGATGCAATAGCAACTATTTCTAAGGTAACTGACAATATTGTGCGAGAAGTAGCTCCGGAGGTCATGTGCAAATATATCCCTCACGCGGTAGATGAAGAATACCAAAAACTTCCCGATGAAGTGGTGCAGGATTTTAAAATAAATGCTTTGGAAAAAATATGTGACTGGAAAAACGAGAATAGAGTTTTATTTTTCTGGAATAATAGGAATGCTCGACGGAAGATGAGCGGGAGCGTCTTATGGTGGTTTAAAGAATTTTTAGATGAAGTGGGTCATGACAAAGCCAGCTTAATTATGCACACTGACCCCAAAGATGTCCACGGTCAAGACTTAGAAGTAATGTCAGATCACTTGGGACTAAATGACGGCCAACTTATATTATCCACAGATAAAGTATCCAGTAAGATTTTGTCTCTTCTATATAATGCCGCTGATTGCACTATCAATATATCAGACGCAGAGGGCTTTGGATTAGCTACATTAGAATCCTTAAGTTGTGAAACTCCGGTTATAGTAAGTATGACAGGAGGCCTACAATTCCAGGTGACGGATGGCAAGGAGTGGTTTGGTGTAGGTATAGAACCATCTTCAAAAGCTGTTATAGGATCCCAAGGTGTACCGTGGATTTATGAGGATAGAGTTAGCAAAGAAGACTTTATTGATGCTTTAAAACAAATTTTTAATATGTCTGCAGAAGAGCGCGAAGAGCTTGGCAAAAGAGGCCGCGCTCACGTTGACAATAATTTCAGTTTTGAAGAGTTTAAAGAAAACTGGATTAATTTTATGCTAGAAGTTCATGAAGAGTTTGGTTCTTGGGACACTAGAAAGAAATATGAATCTTGGAAATCACTAGAGGTTAAATAATGAAAAAGAAGATTTTAGTAAAAGGACCGGCAATGTCCCGCTCCGGTTACGGAGAACAGACTAGATTTGCTCTTAGAGCTTTAAAACAAAGACAGGATATATTTGATATCTTTTTGATTAATCTCGCTTGGGGTCAGACCGGACATGTATCTGAAGAAACAGAAGAAAAGAGATGGATAGACAATCTTTTAAAGAAAACGATTTTCCACCATCAAAATGGTGGAGGTTATGATGTGTCCTTGCAGATAACTATACCAAACGAATTTGAAAAAATAGCCCCAATAAACATTGGATATACTGCCGGCATTGAAACTACTATGGTATCGCCACAGTGGGTACAAAAGGGATGGTTAATGGATCATATTATAGTAGTTTCAGATCACTCGAAACAAACCTACGAGAATACATCTTTAACCGCCCACGATGAAAGCACGGGGAGAAAACAAGAAGATATTTCAATTAAAAATCCTATCGAAGGTTTTACTTCGACAGATATAACATCTGTATGTTATCCGGTCAGAGAGTGTGAAGCTAAAGAACTAGACTTAGGCTTGACTACTGATTTCAACTTTTTAACAGTAGCTCAGTGGGGACCTAGAAAAAACCTAAAGAAAACTGTTCAATGGTTTGTGGATGAGTTCAAAGACTCTGAAGATGTCGGCCTTGTTATCAAAGCAAATTTTAAGAAAAATTGTGTTATGGACCGTGAAGCAACAGTATCAAAGTTGAAAAATGTTCTGAAAGAGCATGAAGATCGTAAATGTAAAATATACTTGGTACATGGAGACATGTCGGACGAAGAATTGGCTGGATTATACAAGCACCCCAAGATCAAAGCTTATCTGTCATTAACTCACGGAGAAGGTTTTGGTTTGCCTATTTTTGAAGCAGCCTATAGCGGTCTCCCGGTTATCGCTCCTGGTTGGAGCGGCCAATGTGATTATCTATATATGCCTACTAAGAACAAAAAAGGAAAAGTTAAAAATAAAGCCATGTTCTCAGATGTAGATTATGAATTAAGACCCATTCAACAAGAAGCTGTTTGGAATGGTGTACTAGAAAAACAATCTATGTGGTGTTACCCTACGAAAAATTCTTATAGAAATTGTATAAGAGATGTTTATAAAGACCATGGTAGATTTTTATCGCAAGCAAAGAAACTACAGAAGTGGATTTTAAAAAATTTCACAGAGGAGCAAAAGTATAGCGAATTTACAGATTGTATTATTGATTCTTGTGAGGGCCACCCAGTCGTAGAGGAAGTAGTGGTGTTATAGTGAACATAGTCTATTGTGGACAATTTCGCGATTCTGCAGGTTATGGAGTCGCCGCCCGCGGGTATTTGAAATCTCTTGATGCATATTTATCAGAACATCCAGACTCCTTTAACCTAAAGTTATATTCTAGTGTTGTAAAACAATCTGATAAATTAACTTCAGATGAAATAGCTCTATTAGAGAAATATGAATTCATCAATGACGAAGATATAGACAAGACAATATCTGAAGAATATACCTTTGTATGGCATATGCCCCCTCCTCTTATAACTTTTGCAGATGTTAGGTTTCATGCCTCTCCGGGCTGCTCTGCATCCCTCAAAAAGTTAATAGATAACTCAAAATACAATGTTAATTTGGTAGCTTGGGAAGTAGATAAACTACCACCAGAGTGGCTTATAGACTATAATTACTTTAAGCCGGACATGATCATGACTCCTTGCGAGTGGAATACTAGTGTGTTTAGCGAGCAGTCCGGAATACCTTGTAAGACGGTCCCACATCTGATTGAAAAATTATCTACCGATGAGAAGAATCTTAGAATTCCTGTAAATCTAGATGATAAATTTGTTGTATTATCTATAAGCCAGTGGACTAAGAGAAAGGGGTTTGATAGATTAATCCAATCATTTATTACTGAATTTGATGGGGTTGATGACGCAGTGCTTTTAATTAAAACTCATGGCAGTCCGACACATACAACTGAAACAATACAAAATGAAATTAAGTATTATAGAGATTCTATATTATTACCGATGAACCAGAAACCAAAAACGAATAATATTGTTTTAATTCCCGGTTTTCTATCAAGCGAGAATATATCATGGCTTCAAAAGAAAGCTAACGTATTTGCTTTGTTTACTAGAGGCGAAGGGTTTGGTTTACCTGTAGCTGAAGCTCTGATGCATGAGAACCCTGTTGTTGTGCCAAAGGAAGGTGGCCACGTCGACTATATCGACGAAAATGCTGCTTTTTTCGTCGATGGAGTGTGGGATACGTGTATTTTTAACATAATTCCCTATGATTGTGAGGCAAAATGGTTCGAAACTAGTATTTCTGACGGCAGATCCGAGCTTAGGAAAGCCTATGAAATGTGGAAATCGGACCCGAAAAAGCTAGAAGAAATGGGAAAGGCTGGCAAAAAGCACATTTTAGAGTCTGGATATGACCCCTACAGTGTCGGAGAGAAGTTTTTAGAAGCCCTTAAGAGCTTAAAAGACGCTGAAAAAGTAGAAAATGAACCCGAGATTAAGAAAAAGACTAAGCTTCTTAAGAAAAAGATCAAAAAAGCTACGTCTCTTGAAGAGCAAATGAGCATTTTAGAGAATTCTTATGAAGGTGAGACCTGTTATATCTTAAATTGTGGCCCGTCTTTGAGGGAATACACTCCAGAATATCTCGAAGAAACTCTAAAAGACAAGTTAGTGTTCTCAGTCAAGCAGGCAAAGGATTATATTCCTGGCCTGTCAGACTTTCATTTCTTTAATTGTGCGAATCTACCGGCTCCGGATAACCCTTTCATTCCAGAACACTATAAATATAGTGAAAATGAACCCATTATTGTAGGAAGTAGTAATTATCCGCTTCATTCTCGTTGGCATAAGTTTCAGAAACACGATGTCTTCTTTAAAATACCAATTCGAACAGAAATAAATAATGAATTTTTATGCTTGACAAAAGAATTCGATAAGTATATGATATCTAATAACATAGAACGTCCTTGTGGGCCCGGAATTATGTATGAAACTGTTCTTTATATGGCTGCACACTTAGGAGTTAAGAAAATTGTTGCCCTAGGTTGGGATTTATCAAGTGTCGATCCCAATAATGATAAACAATATGAGCATTTCTACGATTCAAATCAAAAGTTTTCAAGCAAGGGAGATATCTTGCCTTGGGAAATATCAATAACCTGCAAAGCATCTGAGGATCTTTTCAATTGGTTAAGCTCAAAAGATATTGAATTAGAAATCTCTTCGAAACAAAGTTCGTTATACGAAGAAATACCAAGAGTGAGAATTTAATGAAGACCTACATTATTGCCGAGATAGGAATTAATCATAATGGCGAGTTAGACATCGCTAAAAAACTTATAGATGTTGCCTCCTTAACGGGATGTGACGCAGTTAAGTTTCAAAAGAGAAATCCGGATGTATGTGTGCCAGAACATCAAAAGGGAGTGATGCGAGATACCCCATGGGGCAAGATGACCTATCTCGATTATAAGTACCGTATGGAATTTGGCCAAGATGAATACGACGAGATTGATGCTTACTGCGTCGAGAAAGGTATTGAGTGGTCAGCTTCGCCTTGGGATCTAGATAGCTTAAAGTTTTTAGAACAGTATCATCTACCTTGGATAAAAATTCCCTCTGCGATGTTAACGAATGATGACTTGTTAAGAGAATGTGCAAAGACCGGAAAGAGAATTATCTTTTCGGTTGGTATGAGCAATTTGGATGAGATCGATCGCGCCGTTACTATATTAAGAGAAGAGAAGTCAGACTTTGCTATGCTACACTGTAACTCTACTTATCCGGCTCCGTTAGACGAGCTTAACTTAAAGTGTATACAAACTCTTAAAGAGAGGTACAACTGCGAAGTAGGATATAGTGGCCACGAGTTTCGCCTAGGAACGACTGTAGCTTCAGTATATCTAGGAGCAACGATCTTAGAGAGACATATCACACTAGACCGCACAATGTGGGGCTCAGATCATTTAGCTTCCGTAGAACCCCAAGGCCTTTACAAGCTTGTGAAAGGCGTTAGAGAGCTAGAAATAGCCCTAGGAGACGGAAACAAGATAGTAACAGAGGGTGAACTTCCAGTTCGTAAAAAATTACGAGGAGACTAATGTACGGATGTTTTCAACATCACAGAGCTACTGAAAGTTTTCCTAACTGGGTAATCAGAGACTGTCGACAAAGCTTTAGAAAATTCTGCAAGTCAGTTTTTACGAACAGTGAAATTGTATATTCTGATTTAGAACACTTTAAAGAATACGAAGGCAAGAGCGTATTAATAATAGGCGGAGGCCCGTCTACTAACAAACTTGATTACGACACTGTGGATAGAGATTTCACATGGTCTTGTAATCACTTTTATTTAAACCCCAAGATCAATTCCATGAAAATTGATTTAGCTATGCTGATGGGCGAGCCTGATTTAAACTCTAAAGAGTTTATTTCATATCGTAATAAGTTTCAACCGTACTTAGGGTTTGAAGTACACGATCGTTGGTTTGAATATGAGTTCGATGATTACGAAAAATATTTTGTTATGCACACAAAGTTCTATAGTAAACTTGGCGCTTGTATTAGAATGATTTTACATGCTTGTTATTTAGGATGCAAGACTATAAAATTTGTTGGCCTTGATGGATACCCTCCCATATATGAAGGGGACCACGCACACGAGCCGGGTAAGAAATTATTGCCTTCTAGTTTTACAGAAGAGCTTTACGACAACCAGTACAAATATTTTTGGCAGTATACTAAAGAGAATTTTCCAGATGTAGAGTTTATTAATTTAGGCGACGGTCATAAATTTCACAAATTAGATTAATATGAAAGATATAAAAGACATATGCGTTGTTGTTCAGGCAAGGTTAGGTTCAGAAAGGGTACCAGCGAAAATGCTAAAAGGTTTTGCAGGTACAACTTTAATGGATATAATGTGTCAAAAGATTCTAAATTCAAAATCAATACCAAAAGAGAATTTTTTCTTATCTATACACGAACAAGAACTATTAGATAATGCTAGTAAATATGAACTAAATGTATTTCAAAGATCTGAAAAGTCGGCCAACTCTGAGGGCACGCCTTTAACAGATATGTATGAGTGGTGGGATAAGCTACCTTTCAAATACTGTATATTATTAAATGCTTGCGCCCCTTTCATGCAAATAGAAACGATAGACGGGTTTGTTGAGGCATATAAAAATAGTGACTCCGATGGCTTATTCGGGGTTATGAAAAAGAAAAACTATTTTTGGAATACGGATGGGAAGCTTGTAACAAATTGGCCTGCAGGACAAGCTTGCATGAACACAAAGTTTGTAGAAACTACTTATGAGGCAGCACATTGCCTATATGCTGGCCGTATGGACTTGATAGGTGACGGTATTTGGATGGGAGATTTTCAGAAACCCGGAGATATTGAATTATATCCTATGGAAGAATTTGAATGCTTAGACATAGATTATCAGTGGCAGTTCGATATGTGCGAAACAATTTATAAAAACAGGAAAGATTAATGCTTTATATTTTTGAAATGGCAAACAATCACCAAGGCAGTGTAGAACATGCCAAATTGATAGTGGATGAATTTGCAGAGTTGGCAAGCAAATACAATATATCTGCAGGAGTTAAACTACAATTTCGACAATTGGATACATTTATTCATAAGGATTATTTAAATTCAGATTTAAAATATGTCAAGAGATTTAAAGATACCAAATTGTCAAAAGAGCAATTCACGGAAATAACTGAATATATTAGAGAAAAGAACCTTGTAACAATAGCTACTCCATTTGATAATGAGTCAATTCCGTGGCTCAAAGACTTGGATATATCAGTTGTAAAAGTAGCTAGCTGTTCTATAGATGATTGGCCGCTGCTTAGACAAATTTGCAAGATAAATAAAAGGATCATCATATCTACTGGCGGCGCCTCAATAGAACAACTTAGAAAAGTGTATGATCTCTTTAAGAAGAACAGGAGAGACTTTGCATTTATGCATTGTGTTGGCGAATATCCGACACCTATAGAGTGTTCAAACCTTAGTAGAATCGAGAGGTTAAAGAAGGAATTTCCCGATATTGAAATAGGATTTTCAACACATGAGTCCCCTAAACAGAAATCTCTAGCTTCTCATGCTGTTGCTCTTGGGTGCACTATTTTAGAAAAGCATGTAGGAGTAGAGACAGAAGAGATATCACTAAACGGCTATTCCTGCACACCACAGGATATGGAAAAAGTAATTTCAGAAGTTCAACTTTTTGAAAGCGCTTACAGTGGCGAATCAACTAGCCAGAAAGAGACTCTTCATAAATTGAAGAGGGGAATATATGCAAAAAGAAATATTGAGCCCGGAGAGACAATCTCTCTAGATGATGTGTATTTTTCTATGCCTCTAGTGGAGGAACAGCTTGATGCATCTTGTATAGATCAAGTGTTAGAAGGGTTTGTAAGTAATGCTAGTATCACTATAGACTCTCCAATAACTGAAGATTGTTTTGAGGCCACTCATCAAAGAGAGTGTGTTGACAGGATTAAGAATCAGGTATTTGATATTTTGGAACGTTCTAATATTGCTGTTGGCGAGAAAGACACAGCAGAGATTTCCGCTCACTATGGATTAGATTCATATGAACAGACTGGGGTCTTTATTGTTAACAAGATTAATAGAGAGTACTGCAAGAAGCTGCTTGTGATGCTTCCTGGGCAAAAGCACCCCACACATCGGCATATCAAGAAAGAAGAGGCATTTGAATTGCTCTCTGGTGATTGCACCTTGGTGCTAAACAACAAGAAGATTAAGCTTAAAAAAGGAGTTCCCGTCTTGATAACAAGAGGAACTAAGCACTCTTTCTACAGTACAGAGGGCTGCGTAGTAGAAGAGATCTCCACCACTCATTATCCAAATGATTCGGTATACGAAGATCCAGAGATTAATAAACTAGAACTATCGGAACGCAAATTTATTGTTAAAAAAATTATATAGATATGGAACTTGGATTCAAAACTAAACACTACGAACTTATTTATAAGTGGCACGCTGAACAAAATGGGTTTACAATAGTTGATAATGTAGATACTGAAAAGCTAGCAAAATATATGAGCAGCTTTCCAGATTCTAAAATTCGTAATATATGGTATGATCATAAGAGCAATGTATTCTTTAGTCAAGCTCAATATAAAGATACTGTAGCTGGTAAAGATCATCATTTTTTACAGAGTTATAAAAACTTTCTTTCTGGGCACAAGCTTTCTTGGGACTCCACATACAAAAAAGTGTATTCATTCTATAATAGACAAAATAAGATTGAATATAACGAAGAGATTATATTTGAGGCCCCATATGATCTAAAAAATAATAAAGATAAGTCTTTGTTAGTTGTTTGCGGAGGTCCGTCTGTTAACAGTGTACAGTGGGAAAACTTAGATTTTGATTCAATATGGGCATGCAACCATTTTTATAAAAATGAAAAAGTAAGAAACAAAAAATTAGATTTAGCTGTTGTTCATTCTGGTGTGGTAGATATTTTTAATGATGAAGAATTTGTAAAATATATAGATGACAACGATCCGATTATTTCTTTCGAAATAGAGCAGGGGAATATACCACAAATTTATAAAAATACTGCAATCTTTTGTGAATTAAATAAGTATAAAACTAATTTCTTTCACACGAGGTATAGAGGCCAACCCGGCCTTGGTCTTCGCATGGTTATATATGGAATTTGTATGGGCTTTAAAGATATATACGTAATTGGTCTAGATGGTCGCTCTAAAATAGAGACGAATGGCAATCTTTTGCATGCTTTTGACGGTAGTAAGGATATACCAAATTGGTATAAGAAATTTGGGGATGATTTTCAGGAAAGACAATTTATTATTTTCTGGGATTATATACAAGAATTAAAGCAAAAATATGATTTTAATATTTTCAATTTAGGCGAAGGTACAGAACATAATGTGTTATCTAGACTTTTTAAAGATAGCTATCCCCTGCCAAAAAATATCAGAGAGGCTTTAGATAATGAAGAATGAGCTAGGATCTGTTTGGTACAATTGTGTTTTAGTGAGAAACTCTGAAGGAGATCTGCAATGGCACGAGACAGACGATATTAGTAACTCGTTGAAAGAAGAGTTAAAAAAATATAAAAAAGAAAATCCAAGTTATGCAGATGATGGAGGGAGTATATGGTATGACTTAGATAATAAGTTTTGCTTTGGCTCTGCTCAGTATAAGCGCTGGAAGGGAACTGATAACTTGCCAAGAAAGGATCATTCTTATTCTTGTAATAGAGAAGATTTTCATCCATGGAGCCAAAGCCTTATGACGAAGATACTTGAAAAAAACGAAATATTTAAAAATGCTCCAATTCAAGTGAATCCTGATTCTATTATTGGTTATCCTAAATTTATGGAAAAATTTAAAGATAAGACGGTCATGATTGTAGGAGGAGGTCCATCTTCGAATAGTGTTAACTGGGATAACTTAGAATTCGATTATTTATGGTCTATTAATAAATTTTATTTAAACGAAAAGGTTGCTAGCAGAGGTGTAGATTTAGCAACTATAGCGAGCCATATTGATGTTCTAGAAGAAGAAGAATTAAAAGATTATATAACAAAAAATAATACAATTATTTCTTTCGAACTTGAGAGAGACACCAAACCAAAATTTAAGGAAATGGCTAAATTCGCGGATCTATACCCGGAGCAGACTACGTTCTTCCATACAAGATATAAATCTCAGCCCGGGGTAGGAATGAGATTCATATGCTATGCTATTATGGCCGGCTGCAAAAATATATATTTTGTCGGAGTTGACGGATTTACGCCTAAAGGGCCTTTGCATTCTTTTGAAGAAGATAAAGAGAACCCAAACTGGTATACCAAATACGGAGAAGATTTTCAAAAGAGACAGTTTATAACTTTTTGGGATTATCTACTTAAATTAAAACAACATTTTAATTATAATATATATAATCTTGGGGAGGATCACGAATGTAATGTATCTTCTGAAATTACAAAATTAGTTAGCCCTCTGCCCGAACATATAAAAGAAAAGATAAAATGATCCGACCTCCTGAAGAAGAAATAAAGCTACTTAAAGAAACTAAAGCATTTTTTAAAAACAGGATGCCGGCCAAGGTTCCTAACTATTATTATCATAACGTTAGCAATGTTACAGTTGATGGCTTGTGGTTAGAGTTTGGAGTGTGGGTCGGCACATCTATTAATTTAATAGCCCAGATGATGAACATGCTTGAGCACGGCCACAAAACTGTGTATGGGTTTGACTCTTTTGAGGGTTTGCCGGAAGATTGGGTCGACCCCGAAACAGGAGAGAGGCAAGAACAAGGATACAAGGGGTGCTTTGATCTTCAAGGAGAGTTTCCACAAAAGAGATACGACAATATCGAATATGTAAAGGGGTGGTTCAATGAAAGCCTTCCAAAATTTGTGAAAGAACATAAAGGACCAGTTGCACTATTGCATATAGACAGCGATTTATATTCTTCAGCTAAGACCATTTTTGATTGTTTGGGAGACCGTATAGTCCCAGGAACAGTTATTATGTTTGACGAGTTTTATAACTATACTGGTTATCAGGCACACGAATACAAAGCTTTTAAAGAGTTCGTTGAGGAGAGAAACGTAAAATATGAATGGATCGGTCACGTAGCAGAGCCAGGAAGACAAGCCTCGCTCATAATAAAGGAAATAAAATGAAAATAATTTGCAATAGTAAAAACAATTTTAATGAGTTACAATTTAAGATTTCGCAAAGAGGCGAAGAGCAAAAATTAAACTTTAAAAATCCCTTTCGATTAATGAAAAAAGGACTCCTCAAGGAACCATTCCAATATGAATTAACGATTGATGGTAAATCTTTTTCAGGTACCGGCGCCTTCGGCCAAGATGCCTTGTGGTTTCCCCTAAACAACGAAACAGGTTTGAAAATAATTCGGCCAATGAGGGATTTCGATTCCGTCGCGGAAAATATAAGATTTATAAAATCTATCGATTCTGATATATTCCCGCGTATTGATTGGACAGAAGAGTGTGAAATAGGTGACTTACCTTGTATAGTCACCCAGATACAGAATATACAAACAAAAGAACATGTGTTTTTTTCTGACAAAGAAAAATATCTAGACGAAGAAGACAAAAAATATATCAAAGAAAACCTAAACGTCCCCCTGTGGTTTCTGAACAAGTGTATAAAAGAGTTTAATAAACATTACATACTTCCAGAGTTTACATGGTATAAGAATGGCGGGTTTTCTACTGTTAACATAATCGACGACAAGATAGTTGATTTCCACATGTTCAGAAAAAAAGAAGATAGATATATATTTCCTTCAAATGGATATTCATATGAAAACACACAAGAGTTTTATAACGCCGCACTAGAGAGATATAAAAGATGGATCCCGATCGACGGCGTACCAAAGTGGAAGGGTAAAATATATCAAGGTATGCAATTTGATAATAATTTCGTTATGCCAGGATACATGTCTGATTCTGAAACTTATGATAGCCACATCAAAATACATTTCATGCCTTTAGATCGAGTAGCGGGCGGAAATGTAATCGAATTTGGTTCCAATCAGGGTTTCTTTTGTACACAGGCTGCGCTCCATGGAGCGCGAAGTGTTAAAGGCGTGGAAATAACAAAGGAAGATGTTCAGTTGGCTAGCGAGATACGAGATAATTTAACCAAGCTTAAAAATATTGAATTCTTAAACGGAGATGCGAAAGAGATAATAAAACAGGAAAAGGACCATTATGAACTAGTAATTTTAAGTTCAGTTTTACATCAACTATATCCAGACATTACCGATCCTGGCTGTGATGAGTTCCTAAGTTTAATAGCTAAAAAATGTACATATTTCTTTTTCGAAACTCCAATAAAACATAAACACTATAATTATTCTCTGGAACAGGTAACAAATAAATTAGAGAAACACTTTTCAGATGTTAGGTTAGTTTATCTTTACGATTGTTATTCTACAGGTTTTAGGGCAATTTACATGTGCCGCCCAGTCGATAATATGGAAAATAAAAATTCGAAATGGAAAGGCAGCGGAATTTTAGGAGAGGGAGGAGAATAGTATGCAGACCTATAAAGGCCATTACGATGTATGCCGAGGATTATATACCGGTAAAAAGGACGACTCTAAATACTCATCACTATATGATTTGGTCATTGATGAGAATATTTTAGAGCTAAACGAAATTTATTATTCCACAATCGAAAAATTGTCAAAAAAAATTGCGAATAAACTCGACCATGGTCAAGGATGTTATAGTGATGGTCAGGCAATTAGATTAAATGAGTGGAGAGATATAGAAGAAGTGAGTGAACTGGCGGAAATTATAATGCCTCAAATTGAAGAAAAAATTTTTCACTCAAACCTGGCAGTAGAATTCGTGCATCCATATAGAAACTTACACAGTGCGCCAGTAGAATCCTCCTGGAAATGGCACTATGACGATTGCCCAAAAGAATTCCTCAAACTTTTTGTTTATTTAAATGAGGTAACAGAGGAAAACGGGTGTCTACAAGTATTACAAGAGCCGAATAAGGAATTTTATGTGATAGAATCTTCCAGAATAGGTCCCCAACACAGGGGCGCGCCTCAGAGACCTCAGAAATATCAAGCATCCAGGATCCCGGAAGAAGTTATACAAGAAACCGTTAACAGGGGCGGGTCTATATATAACTTAACAGGGGCGCCTGGAAAATATGCTTTGTTTACTCCAAATATGGCCCATAGAGCAACCATACCAAAGCAGGGAACAAACCCTAGAGATTTAATAGTGTTCTTTCTCCGCCCTTGTATATCAGAGAGAAAATATATATCAGAAAAAACACATAGTTATATACCAGAAAGAAATGTAAAAATGTACCCACTAGATTGATATGAATAAAAATATAAAATGGCTAGGAATAAAAGATCCGGATTTTTATGGCTTCCACGGCTCTTTACACGATGGATTATCTGCCGTAAAATATTATAATAATAAAATTACAGAACGCAGAGAACTTTACCCGTCTGAAAATAAGCCCGCTGAAAAAGCAGAAAAAATAGTAAATGAACTTAAGGATAATGGTTTCCATAAGGTTGAAGGATTCTTTGGTGATACACAAAAAGATATTCTAGAGAATGTGAAACAAACTATTATTGATTTTACAGATGATAACAAAAATATCAAGAAGAGGGATGCAAATATGGCTTTCATTAATCAGCCTATTTTGAATATACCAAACCTTTATAAAGTTATTTTCAACAAAGACTTGATTGATCTTATAACCTCTTTCTACGAGTGCATACCAGCGCTATCTTCGATAGCAGTTAGAAGAAGTTACCTTACAGACGCTGCACCTGTCAATAACCAATATTTCCACCGCGATTACAATAGTTTGGTGAAGATTTTAAAAGCTGTTATTTATTTAAATGATGTCGGAGAAGACGACGGCCCATTTACATATGTTGCAGGAAGTTCAAATAAGATGTTCGATAATTGGTGGGATTACCATTATTTAAATGACCAAACTTTACAAGAGCTATACGGTGAAGAAAATATTCTACCACTAACTGCAAACTTTGGCGATCTATTATTCGCCAATACTCGCGGTTGGCACAAGGGCGCCAAGCCACAAAAGAAAGAAAGGATAGCCATTCATGCTTGCTTTTTAATACATCCTGAGCTAACCGGCCCGGGCCATCGACAAGAGTCTCCGCAAGAGGATTGGTTTCAAATCAATAAAGAAGACTATGAAAATATTCCCGATAACTTGAAGCCTGTGGCAGATTTTTTAATAAAGGTATAAAATGGAAACTAATTTAAAACAACTATCAAAACAATATTTCGAAACATTTTCCAATAAGGATATAGATGCCTTATCAGATATGTTCTCAGATGATGTTTCCTTAAGAGATTGGGAAATACAAGCTTCGGGAAAGACCGCGGTGGTCGCTGCTAACAAAAACATATTCTCTTCTGTGGAAACTATCAATGTCGAACCTACACATATCTTTTGTGATAATAATACGGTGATTGCCGAACTAAATATTACGGTCAATAGCGATGTAGAACTTCTTGTTACTGACATAATTGAGTTTGACGACAATGGGAAAATAACAGATATTAGAGCTTACAAGGGTAACTAATGGAAACAGAAGAAAGACCTTGGGGAAGATATGAAGTTCTTCTCGATTCAGATACATGTAAGGTTAAGCGCCTTTATATAAATGCAGGCCACCGGCCCAGCTATCAGTACCATCATAAGCGTAGCGAAGTGTGGACTATAGTAGAAGGCCGCGGTGTCGTCACTCTAGACGACAAAGAGATTATAGTCACCGCCGGAACTACGGTAGAGGTGCCCGTTGGTGTAAAACATAGAATTTGCAATACAGGCACGGAAGACTTAGTTTTTATAGAAGTACAACATGGAAGTTATTTCGGCGAGGACGATATAGTAAGAGTAGAAGACGACTATAAGAGATAGAGAATGCCTCAATACAAAGTCTTAATACCTAGTGCCGGTCTAGGCACTCGCCTAGGCGACATAGGAAAAAACATTAATAAAGCCATGGTGTCGGTTGCACACAAGCCGGTAATTTCTCACGTTATTGAAAAGTTTCCTAAAGAGATAGAAATCGTCGTAGCCGTAGGTCACAAGGGGGAACTTCTAAAGGATTATCTCGCCCTCGCTCACTCGGATAGGAAAATAACCTGTGTCGACATTGATTCTTATCATGGCCATAAAAGTGGTTTAGGGTATTCAATTTTGCAGTGTAAGAAGCACCTACAGTGTCCTTTTATATTCAGCCCCAACGATACTTTAGTTTTAGAAGATATTCCAAAGCCTGATGAAAACTGGATGGCATATTCTGAAGTAGAAAATACCGATCAGTATAGATCGATCCAAGTTAGTGCCAAATCGATAGTGAATAAAATATATGAAAAGGATGAGGGGATTGATGTAAAGCCATATATTGGCCTTGCTGGTATTAGCGACTATAAAACATTCTGGGAATGGATGAGCAACGGAGTTACTAGAGGTTCTATTCTTATTGGCGAATCATATGCATTGAGAAAAATGCTAGCTAGCGGAACTGAAGTAAAAGCTAAGAAGTTTACTTGGTACGACACTGGCACCGTAGAGAATCTAAAAAAAGCCAGGAGAGCTTTTGAAAGAAAAAGCTCTCCTAATATCTTGGAAAAATCTGATGAAGCAATATGGTTTGTTAATGACAGGGTTATAAAATATTCAATTGACGAAGATTTTATAACTAATCGAGTAAAGAGATCGAATTCGTTAAAAGAATATGTCCCTGAAATTATTGATTATAAAAAGAATATGTATTCTTATAAGCACGTTAACGGCCACACAATGTCAAGCTCGCTGAATGCTAAAATATTTAAAGAATTTCTAGAATGGTCAAAGAAATTTTGGAGTTTAAAGAAACTTTCAGGAGATGAAAAACAACAATTTCGAGAGCGCTGTCTAGAATTTTATAAGACAAAAACATATAAGAGAGTAAAACAATACTTTAATCGTTTTTCTTATGTAGATTCAGAAGAAACAATTAATGGTATAAAAACACCCAAGCTTTATGAACTTTTAAGTAAAGTTGACTGGGACGACTTAAGTGCAGGGCTAGCTGTAAGATACCACGGTGATTTTCATTTTGAAAATATTCTAGTTGCCGAGAACGGAGATTTTGTATTATTAGATTGGCGTCAAGATTTCGGAGGTCTTGAAGAATACGGAGACATATACTATGATTTATCTAAACTTCTTCACGGCTCTATAGTGCCACACGAAATGGTTGGAAAAGACTTGTTTACAATCGAGAAAAACGCGGATATAATTAAATTTGATATTTTAAGAAGACACAAATTAATAGAATGTGAGAGAATATTTGAAGACTTTATCTGCAACGAGAACTATGATCTTGAAAAGGTAAAACTTCTAACAGCTTTAATATTTTTGAATATTGCCCCACTACATCATTATCCATATTCTGAATTTTTGTTTTATTTAGGTAAATACCAACTTCATAGCATATTAAACGAATGATAACATATCCAAAATTTTTTATAGGACCTATGAGCAAAAACGTAGTGGATTCTATTATCCAATTCAGCGAAGAAGAAAACACCGCCATTGGCCTTATACCATCCAGGCGCCAAGTAGAATATTCTGGAGGCTATGTCAACAATTGGACAACTGAGGAATTCTTAGAATATGTTAAGAGTAGAACATCTAATATAGTCACACAGAGAGATCACTCCGGAGCACTCCAGGGCTATGAAGAGGATGATGGGTTAGACTCTTTAAAAGCGGACGCAGAATTTGGCTTTGACTTAATACATATTGATCCTTTTAAAAAGCATTTTCATCTAGAGAACGCTCTTATAGAGACTATGAATAATATAAAGTTCTGTAACTCTATAAATCCTGATTGTCTTTATGAGGTCGGAACTGAAGAAGCTATACGAAAATACTCTCCCTTACAACTAGATTTATTTTTAAATTATCTGCAACATGATCTCGGTGAACTGTTTGAGAAAATTAAATTTGCTGTAATACAATCTGGCACTAAACTAGAAAGTGGTAAGAATATTGCTAGTTTAGATGAAGAGAGGTGTCATAGAATGGTAGACGTATGTAAAAAACACGGCCTTCTAAGCAAAGAACATAACGGAGATTATATAACAGAGTCAGATATTAAAGCCAGATTTGATATTGGTCTAGACGCTATTAACATAGCTCCAGAGTTTGGAGGAATCGAAACCTCTTGTATATTACAGGCGATTAAAGAAGCAAACAAAGAAGATTTATTTAATACTTTTTATAAGTTGTGTTATGATTCTAATAGATGGAGAAAGTGGTTTCCCAGAGACTTCTCCCCAGAAAACAATAAGGAACAACTAATCAGAGTTTGTGGTCATTATGTTTTTGCTACAGGCGAATTCTTAAGCATTAAGAAAGAATTATTAGAAGCTGACCAGAAGATATGCGATCAAATAAAGAAAAAACTAAAATTATTGCATTCGATCTAGATGACGTTCTATGCACTAGAGATTCAGACAGAGGAGATCTGGAGAAATATTTTTCATGCAAGCCCGTACAGAAAATGATTGATATATGTAATGAATGCTATGATGCTGGTTATGAAATTATTGTTTATACAGCGAGAGGAATGACTTCCCAGGCCGGCGATGTAAGTAAAATATACCATAATCTATATGAATTAACCAAGGACCAATTAGAAGAATGGAATGTGAAACATCACCGACTAGTTATGGGTAAACAGCATTATGATTTATTAATTGATGATAAAGCTAGCTTTTCTGGTAATATTAGTAGTATTGCTGATATTGAACAAGCAATTGCCGGTGGGAGATAAAATGAGTAAAGAGATAAAAAGAGAAGATTTTAAAGTTTTGATGGTATATCCTAACTTAAGTATGATGCTAACTCCATCTTATGCCATTGGGTTATTTACCGCGATCCTCAAAGAAGAGAAATACAACGTAGATCTTTTTGATTGTACACCATATATGCCAACTTATGAGTTTATTGGCAAGGGAGACGAAGAGGAAGAGTTAGACGTGCAAGCATCGGTAGACAAATCAGCTAGTGCTACTAGAGCTAATAAGCTCATGGCTAGCCGTAAATTTGATCCTATTAAACTATTTGGCGCGCCAAAGACAGACCTTCTTGGAGATTTTGCTCGCAAATTAGATGAATTTAAGCCTCATGTAGTTATTGTTTCAACCTTGGTCGAGGATACGTGGCCTCAAGTACAAGACTTAATGGCGATTGTCTCTAAATACCCAGATATTAAGTCAATTATAGGCGGCGTCTTCCCTACGATGGCACCACAAGATGTAATTTCGGATCCAAATGTAACATGTATTGCAACAGGAGAGGGAGAACATATCATCCCCGAGTTCTGCGAAGCGGCAAGAATTGGTATTTCATTGCTTGATATTAAAGGCACCCGAGTAAAAGATAAAGAGGGTAAGATCATATCTAATATGCCTAGGCCCTTGGTAAATGTTAATGACGTAATTCCGGATTTCTCGTTGTTTGATGAGCGCCGTTTCTTAAGGCCTCTCGGCGCTAAAATATGGAAAGCGATTCCTATTGAAACTTACAGAGGTTGCCCATATCAGTGCACTTTTTGTAACTCGCCTATCCAAGTTGTACTAGCTAAGGAAAAGAATCAAGGAGTCTATACTAGAAGAAAGAGTATGGATACTGTTCGACGAGAGCTAGAATCAATGGTTGAGAAATACAATCCTAATTTTCTATACATAAATGACGATGCTTTTATGGCTCGTCCCAAAAGTGAGGTGAAAGAGTTTGCGGAGATGTATAAGGATTTCCAATTACCATTTTGGTGCCAAACTAGATTTGAAGATATCGACGAAGACAAGATAGGCTGGCTACGTGATGTCGGTTTGTACCGCATGTCTTTTGGTCTTGAGCACGGTAACGAGGAGTTCCGAAAGAAGAGGTTATATCGTAGAATTAAAAACGAAACGATGATAGAAAAAGCTAAGATTCTTGGAGATTTCCAGCTACCCTATTCCGTTAATATTATTATTGGTATGCCTTATGAAACAAGAGAGTTGGTTTTTGATACTATTAATCTTGTGAGAGATATAGAAACCTATGATTCTATTGCTGTTAACATATTTGCTCCATATCGAGGAACAGTATTGAGGCAAAAGGCAATCGAAGAGGGTTGGTTAGATCCAACGCTACAAGCAACCTCATTTATTGAGAAGTCTATTTTAAGCATGCCAGAACCTTATCTTCAACCCCAAGAGATGCTGGGCCTTCAAAGGGTATTCCCTCTTTATGTAACTATGCCGGAGAGCCTACATGCTGATATCAAGAGAGCAGAACAATTTGATGATATAGGCAACGAATTATTTGAAAAGCTTTCAGAGAAGTATTACATCGACAAATATGGAACTAGTGAAGCTGATAGAATGCTCACTTATGCTGGATAAATGATCGAAGAAAGAAAAAGATGTGTTCTCTGCTCTCATAAGAATTTAGCTAATTTTTATACTTTTAGTAATTTTCCTGTTTATGTGGGTACCTCTGACACAAATAATGATTATCTTTATCAAGACATGGCTTGGGCAAAATGTAAGAAATGTGGTCAAATCCAATTAAAAAAATTAATTGAAGAAAAGATTTTGTATGCAAAACCGCATAACGCCGCGCTAGGTAAAACTTGGAGAGATCATCATAATGCTTTTGTTGATTTTACAGATGAACAATGTTACGGCAATATATTAGAACTCGGTGGCGGTAATCTATCCCTCGCGAATAAAATTGCAGTTTCAGACAGAGTAAGACAATATGAAGTGGCAGATTCAAATATTTTTAAAAGTACGGTCGCCGTCGAAAAGATCATTTTTAATGAAAAGTTGTTTGATTTAAGCTTGATAGAAGATAAGAAATATGATTTTGTTATCCACTCGCACGTTTTAGAACATTTGTATGAACCTCTTGACAGCCTAAAGAAGATAAGAAGAATATTAAAATCTAATGGAAAAATGATCTTTTCGGTTCCAATGATAAATAATATGTTAAAAAAGGGACATACTAACGCATTAAACTTTGAGCACACTTACTATTTAAACAAAGAGATTGTTGAGTATATGCTTCATGCATCGGGATTTGTAATAGAGAAAAGTCTACTTTATTCGTCGCCGGCTTTAGAGGACTGGTGTTTATTCGCTATTTGTTCTATCCAAGAAACTAACACAAGATTAGATATTAGTAACATGCCAGAAAAAGATTTTCAAAAATTTATAGATTTAAACAAGCATGCTGTTATGTCACTAAACGAGCAATTAAAAAACCACCGCGAGTCTGAAAAATTTATCTTTGGAGGGCACATATTCACACAGTTTTTATTGAACTTTGGGTTGGAAAATGATTTTATTTGTGTTTTAGACAACGACAAAGAAAAGCATAATGAGTTTCTTTATGGAACCGACTTGATTGTTCGGTCACCTAAAATTTTATCCGAGTATTCTAATCCAGTAGTAGTGCTCAGAGCCGGCCCTTACAATGGCGAGATCAAACAAGATATATTACAAAATATTAATAACAAAACAATTTTTTTAGAGTAAAGAATATGAAAGTAGCAGTGTGTTTTAGCGGCTTAGTCGGCAGCACCAAAGGTAAAAGTCACAAAAGGATTGGAAACGCCAAAAAGTGTTTTGAAATTAGTTCTAAGTTATACAAAAAACATATCCTTGATAAAAACGATGTCGATGTTTTTGTTCATTCATGGTCTACAGACCTTTCAAAGGAAATAGTAGATATGTACGAGCCGAAAAAGCATATTATCGAAAATCAAATAGTGTTTGATACACCTAAATATCCGATATTGAACAATACGACAGAGCCCAGAAAACAAACTCATTACAGCTTACAATATAGCAGAATGATTGCTACTCAACTTAAAGCAGATTATGAGAAAGAGCAAGGATTTAAATATGACTGTGTAATGCTAGCTAGGTTTGATTTAGCTTGGCAATCAGATCTTATTTTTAGTGACTATGATCAAGACTATATTTGGGCCGCCATGTGGCCTAAGAAATTTTTAAATGGTCGTATGCTTAAAGATGTAGAATATTGGAAACTCGTAGATTCCGGAGTTGAAATGGAAAACAGGTGGTACGGCTACCCCTACGATCAAAATGGTCTTCTGGGGACTTGGTTTTTTTCAAACTCAGAGTTGATTGATAAGTTTACTACGCTGTATAATAAGCTTGATGAATATTCTTTGCCAGGCCGGTGTCCATTGGATTCTAATGGCTGTATGTCTGCTCATCAACAAAGTTTATATCATTTAAGCGAGTTAGGCGCCCTCCATAAATTAAGATTTACTGAAAAAAATTGGCACGATGATTGCCCAACAGTAAGAAGAAAATACTTCAAAGAAAAATAAAGGAGATAAAATGAAGACACTTTTTTGTACATCATCAGATAATAGATTCGCTGACGGTTGCGCAGTTATGATATATTCTTTGCGAAAACATTTAAATGATTTTGAATCAAATGATTTAAAAGTATTTTATACGGAACTTTCAGAAGAAAATAAGCAGAAGATAAGAATCGCTGCCGGCCCAAAAATTAATTTGATGTTTGTAAGCCCGGATAATATGGATTATTGTAGTGGAGCTAACACAATTTATGGCGATGATAATAGGGACGTGTATCTTTGTTTAGAATCTTTTAATCAACCAGAATATGATGTAGTCGTGTGTTTTGACTCCGACATGCTTTGTATTAATTCTTTTGATTACCACATTGTTAATAAAATGAGTGCGAATTTTGCAGCAGTTCGAACTAAACAAGCCGGCTGTGATGGCCCCCTAAGCACTCGCGGATATGAAAAAGTATCCTCTTCTCCTAAATTTTCTAATTTTCAAAAAGTTAATGGAGGATTTTGGATCATTGGTAAAAAATGGCTCACTGGCGAGGTTTATGATGAGTTGAAAAAAATTGTTATTAAAAAAACTCACAAGGTTGAAGGAGCCGACCAGGCAACAGTAAATGAATATTTACGTAAAAAAAATAAATTTCTATTATTATCTGATGGATATAACTTTAAAAACTGGGGAGGCGCAAGAATACATTTTGAAAAAAATATCGGTGCCGGCGGAGAAAATTTATTTCAACTTTGTAAAAAAGACATTAAGATAGTACACTTTTCCGGCAGACGAAAGCCCTGGGCAGATCATACAAATATATGGCATCCTTGGGATCCTTCGACTGGATCTAAACCAAAGATTAAAAATCCCTGCTCTATAAGCGGATTAGAAGAACTAAAGAAGAGCACACCAGCAAAAATGTGGCATGAATATTATGAAGAGTGCTTTGGTGAAAAGTGTCACAATAGCATAATGATTGGCAATGAGTGAGTAAAATGATTATTTATGTAGATATTGACGAAACGATCTGTATAACTCCGGATGACCGAGATTATACAAAAGCGTCCCCAATACAAAAAAATATTAACAAAATTAATGAATTATATGATAATGGTGATACAATTGTATATTGGACAGCAAGAGGAACAGGCACCGGTATAGATTGGACTGAGCTTACTGTCATGCAATTGAAAGAATGGGGCGCCAAATATAATCAAGTAAAACTAGGCAAGCCCGTTTACGATTTATTTATTGATGACAAAAATATAAACGCAGAAACATTTTTTAATGGAGAATAAAATGGATTTACAACACACAAAACTTTCAACAGAAGCAATGGGCGCGCTAATGATGT